AAGCGGCGTCTGCGGGAATATCGCAGACTGCACGAAATCAAGCATCGGGCCATCGGGCCGGCCGCCCGGAGGCCTCTGCCCCTGAGATAACCGAGCCGCCCATGCGTCACGGGCAGCTTGCGCTTGATCCGACTCTGATGGCGTGGCTTGCGACGGCCAGGGCGCGGCCGGTTGCGGCATCAGCATTTCCGACAACCGCGGCGACTGCGGAAATTGCGGCTGGTAGTTGCCAGCAAGAATGTCAGCAAGGGACGCCATCTAGCTCCCCAACATCGGCTTGTAGAAGCACCGCAGCGTGTCGGCGTTCGGCCAGAAACAGGCGTGATAGTTGCCGTCCGGAGCCTGCCGGGCCTGGTCGTGCGGAATGTGAAATTTGCCGTCGAGCAGGTAGCCGCCCTCGACAAGCTGCACGCGCTTGTCGTCGATCGGCTCGCAGTCCTGTCCGCTACAGCAATAGGGGTCATAGAACGAATGCCCCCGCACTGCCGTTGTCCCGGCAATCCAGATGCCGAGAAGCGTCAGGAACACGACAACGAAATAGATTCCGACCGCCAAAGCGTTTTCGTTCTGATTCATGACCGGCTCCCGAACATCAGGCGCAAGGCGCCGTCGAATTGATCGGATGGCAGACACGCGACAACGCTATTGCCCCGGCGTATGTCGAGGCGTTCAAGGCGCTGGCGCATGTAGCGGGTGCAATCGTCGTGACTGCGGAATGAGGCCTCTTGCCGAATCTCTATGGCCCCCGTGGCGAGGGTGATAATCAGCAGGAGGTACATGGGGCGCGCTATGCGAAGTCGCCGAACGCGACAATCATCAGCCGATTGGGGTCAACTCGAATTCCGGCTGCATCCGAAACGGTGACTTGGCATGAACTGGTGGTCTTGGTCAAAACGCAGCAGTACAGATCACCTCCGGCAGCAATCTGCGCCGTTGCAAACACGACGTAACTATCCGTCGCCGAGAAACTAGTTGAGAAATTGAACGTAAAATTGCCAGTGCCGCCCTTGGTCGCGCTGCTGATGCCATAGCTGCTTTGCACCGTCGCCGACGAATTGATGATGCCCCACGCTTTCGCCATGCCGGGGTGATGGTGCTGGCGGCCAGGAGTCACCACCAGATCGGTGGCCGATGCCGTCTCCATCTGCGCTTGTGTGGCAACCATGCTGCCGGCAATCGACGCAGCCGACACCGAACTTGTCAGCGTCACCGCCCCCGTGACCGCCAGCGTACCAGCGACCGCCGTATTCCCGCTTGATGCCGTCACCGTGAACTTGTTGGTGTTCACCGCGAAGTCGGACGATACGCCGAGCGTTCCCGTCACGGTGGAATTGCCGGTGATGGCAGCGCCGCCGCTCGATACTGTCACCGCCGCGTCGAACGAATACCCCGACGATGCCCCGGCAAAGGCAAGCGTATTCGCGGAATGCGTGAGCGTCACATCGCCGTTATTGAAGTTGATGACAGCGCCGGACGCGAGGAACAGATCAGACCACATCTGCGTGGTCGATCCGAGCGCAGCGCCATCCGATGACGTGGGCGCCACCACACCGCTGCAATCCATCGCAACGGCAACCGTGACCTTCGCCGACGTGCTGGTGAGCGTGCCCGTCCCGCCGGCCGCGATGCCCCATTGATCGGTCGCCGGAAAATAAACCCCCGTGTTATTGTCGCCCGTCTGGCCATAGGCCACCGATGACGTAGAGCCCGCGAACGATGACGTTCCCGCCGCAAAGGGAATGCGCGCGGTCGTGGTCGATTGGCCGTCCCGGCAGATGGTGTTGGTCAGGGCCGTCGAGAAATCATCGGCCTCTCCGTCCACGCGGGAGGCCGTGACGGGGATGGTGTTGGCCAGGTCTTGAACCCAGTTATAGACCCGGACGTGGGTACCTGACCCGTTGAAGGCCATCGGCGTCTCCTATAGAATCAAAAGACCCGCCAGGGAGGGCGGGCCGGTCATGCAAGGTCTTGCGCTGTGGTGGTGTCAGCTATTTGGCTACGTGACGTGCAGCCAGGTATCCACTTTTGAGGCGATATTTCTGGCTGGTAGCGTCTTGGTCGCAGTCAGCTTAGTGCTGGGCATTATCGCCGCCGCCCTGGGCAACTAGCGCCCCGACAGAAGGGCATTGGCGAGTGCAGTGGCCTTGTTGCCAACGGCGGCAGAGTTCATCGTGCGGCGATCGCCCAGCCTCATGAGGGCTTCCGCCACCGGGTCGATGTTGTTCCCGGTTGTTGTCAGCACATTGGCCATTTGCTGCCGCGTGGCAGGCAGCCCTTGCGCCGCGCTGCGGGCATAATCGAACACTTTGCCACCAAGCCAATAGGGCAGGCCCGTCACGCTGTATTGCATTCTGTTGGTTGGATCAGGGTCCTTGATATCCTTGATTTGTTCACTGCGCGGGATTGTCGGCGAACCCCCAAGAATTTTGTTCTTCGCCAACTGAAACGAGGTTTCAGCTTCGATGCGTCGGCCAATCTCGCGAGCGGCATCTGGCCCGAAAAGGGTCTCTACCTTCTGCATTACATTGTCGGGCATCAATGCTGTGCGCGATCTTATGCCCTCGTTTGAGGCCGAGCCAATCAGTTTTTCCAGTTCCCTGCGGAATCCAGCGGCAACCATTGCACGCTGCGGCAGTGACATTTGCTGAACTTCCGCCGCGAACTCTTCTGGCAGCATCTTGCTGCTGTAAGCGTCCCGCCCAAAATCCAACGCCTCGCGCAACTCGAACTTGTGAGCGGCAACTTGCCGGGCCTGCTGATAAGCACCGTTAGTGACCTGATCAAGATGTTGCACCAGGGCGCGACGGGCATCCATCAACCCGCCCATGTCTGCCTTGTCGGCGCTGCTTAACTCAGACGCCCCGCCACTACGCTGGTAAGCATTAATGCGCCGATCCAGGTCCTTCTTAACATAGTCCCAAGCCTGTAATGAAGGACGCGCAGTAATATCGATTGTCTCACCGTAGTTTGCGGCAAGCGTTCGCGCATTCCTCATTGCTTCTTGAACGGCGGGCCTTTGAGTGATCGTAACCGGTACGTCAACAACCTGGTGGGCCGCCATGACTTGTTGATAGAGCGGACGCGCGACCCGATCGACGGTTTGGTTAACCCGATCGACAAGTTGGACGACGTTTTGCGTCGGGCCCATTTCCGCATTAAGGGTCTGCTGTACTCGTTCGGCGATGCCGGCGCCGCCAAATTCTCTAGGTCGTCCAGTAACCGTATCAAAGCCTTCTGTGCGTCCTTGGACCGCGTTGACGATGGTGTTGCGTTGCGGGCCGGGGATGCTAGCAAGTCCTTCTGCGCGGCCCTTGGTGCCGTCGCTGATATCCATAAACATCGCCTCAGGGCCCAGGCGGGCGCGCGTCTGCATAACGTCAATAGGCGTAACGCGGTCGCCAACCAGCGCATCGGCAAGCCGACTGGCGGCGCCAGAGCCGACTGGCTGGCCGAGGATTTGAGTGATTTCGCGGCCGGCAGAGCGGCCGGCAAGCATGTTTTGGACACCGGAGATTCCCCGGTTGGCGGCCATTCCAAGGCCGACCCCGGCAACGCCTCCGACTGCCCCGCCAAGCCCCTCGTTCCCCTGAAACCCAGGAAGGGATTTCGCATACTCCGAGGTTATACCTGGAATGACCCCATAAGTCAGGAGCTTTCGCGCCATTCCGCCAGGGCCGAACGCCGCCCCTGGCCCAAACTCGCCAACCGTTCGGACAGCCTTCTCTAATGGGGTATTGGCTTGCGGGCGTGGGCCGGTCCAGCGCTCGATTGCGTCCCAAGTGGCCTGATTGGTGTTTCCAGCCGTGCCGGTAGCAGCCAGCCTGCCGAGGTCGGCAACGCCGGTCGGGATGCCAACAAAACCCTCAGCTATACCGGCGCCAAGATTGTTGCCAAGCCCCGTTGGCGCTTGCCCACCAGCGGGCACCTCTGGCGTTTTGCCAGCAGCCGGGCCAGACACTTGGGAAAAGAGCGCGATAAGTTCCGCATCTGACATAGAACGCAGGTCAGCGTTACTCATCGAATGAGACCCCGGCGTCGCAGTTCATCAGCAATATCCTGCGGGGAACGTTGCGGAGCAACGGCAGACGACCCACGGCTTCTGCGCCATAGCGTCATCGGGTCCTCTAGAGCGCGGATGCGCTTGTCGGCTTCCGACTGCGAGATTTCGCCGTTCATGGCTTGGCTTGCAATCTCTGCCGCCTTGATCTTATGCTCCTGCAACGCTTGTAGGGTGTTGGCGATCATTTCGTTGCCGCCAGGGGTATTCCCAAGCGACGGCAGGCTTTCGAGGAATTGGCGCAACTCGAAATCTGACTGAGCACCGGACCCTGGCACGCGAAGCCGCGGCGCCATACGCGCGACGATCGCCTTAAACGCCTGCATGTCGTCCAATTTATCAATCTTGATGCCCGCCGCCTCTGCCCACGGCCCAAGCGCGGCCTTGAGTTCCGTTGTCTTGCCGGGCTCGATTCTGCTGCCAAGCTCACGCAGCGCGTTGATATCCGCCACCATTCCTTGCGCGCCGTGGCCGTCCTCAACAATTTTGTTATAGCGCTCGGCCGTCAGCTTGCCGGCATTCTTGCGAAACTCGCTTTCCTGCTGCTGATTGACGTTGACCTGGAACGGCTGCGGATTGATCGGCGAAATCTTGCCTTGCGCGTCACGCTGATATCGGGTGGTGTCGGACGGATCGATGCCGGCGGCAGCGCGCTCCTGCGGAGTCACAAGCTGCTGGAACTGTTCGCGCGGCTTGGCGTATTGCTGATAAAGCGCATCGGCCTGGGCGATGTTGGCGGCGTTGCGCGTCGCATAAAGCCGGTTGATGTGGCTGCGGATTTCGGGCGGGATTTCGACCACAGAACGCGGCTGGCTGCCGACCGGCGGGGCGGCAGACGGCTCGGGGGCTGCACCACCACCAACCGGCGGAACGCCGCCCGCCTGCGCCAATCGCGTCTGCGGAGCAAAGAAGGCATGTCCACCGACAACGGCGGTCGGGTCGCGGCCCGCAGCAAATGGGGGGACGACGGGGCGACCATCCACCGGAGCCAAGGCAGCCTGGGCCTGGGGCGCGTAGAAATAATGCGCGCCGCCTGACGCATCAGGGCGAGCGCCGACGCCAGCACTGTCAACGGCTGCCTGCGCCTGTCCATAAATCGCGCTGTCAGGCGAATAGGCCGCCATCCTGGCCCGACCCTGCGGCGTATTCCATGGCTCGAATTGATTGCGCGCCGTCGAAACAGCCCCCATGGTGTTGCCACCGTACCCGCCGGCCGCAGCGCGGTTGCGGATCACGTCGGCAACCGCATTCATTCCGGGCTGCCCCTGATTGGCGGCCTCGCCCAAGACCGTGCGCGTGGCAATTTCCCGATCCTGCGGGGTCGCGCCAAATGCAAGGTTGATGCGGTCTTGCGGGGTGTTCGCGGTGGCGTCGTCCGCAAAGATCGGAGCGCGCGGCGCCGGCCCGGCCGGGGGCCGTTGCTGCGGCATTACTTGCGGTGCAACGCTCGGCATCGCATTGGGCACTACAGGCGGGCCGTCCTGCAACCCCGGCGCATTCATGCGAACGCGCAAGGCTTCTTCTGCGCTGCGATCGTCGTTGCGCATTTCCAGACCGCCCAAGAGGGCCTGCGCCAGACGTGATGCGCCCTGCGTCCAATGTTGCACCGGGGAATAATCCAGCGCGTTGCGGATCAAAGTCTGCTTAAAGATGTCGTCGGGTTTTGCCGAACCTGTTAGGGCTCGGATCAATGCATCACTGGTCATTTATCGCCCCGTGTTGCCCCACGCCATGGGATTCATCCCATAGCGCATCCCACCAAAAGCCGCGGTGCCAGCAAGCCCGAACAGCCCGCCCATCATCGCGTTTTTGGACTGCTGTTCCTGCTGCCATTGCTGATTGGCGAGCGCGGCAGAATTATAGATGTTGCTGCCGATGTTCGTGCCCTGTATCTGCGGCGCGTTGTATCCTGGCGCATTCGGCATCGATACCTGAGAACCCGACAACAGCGCGGTAATTTCGTTGATTGGCTGATTGCGCTGCTGCAACATTTCCTGAAAGGCTTGGTTGCGCCGGTTCGACGCCATGCCGTACATGCCCTGCTGCTCAGCAAGGCCATGCCCAGTAATCGCAAGGTTCTGATCGTTGATGCCGCGATTGTAGTCATCCATCGCGGCTTTCCAGGCTTCGGTGCCCTGCTGAAAGCCCATGTTGGTCAGGCGATTACGTTCGGCGTCGAGGTTGCGTTGATTGACCGGCGCCAGCCGGTCACGCAAGGACTGTTCGACACGCGCGCGGTCCGCACTAAAATCATTGGTGAGGTCGGGCAGCCCCGACAAATCCATGGGCCTGCCGAGTAGATCGCCGATGCGACGCGACTGGTCGAGGCCGATACGGCCGATGCTTTCCTGCGTCTGTGTGTTGAGGTCGTAGAGGCGCTGCTGTTCCTCTGATAGCTTGTTGGTCTGCGTGTAGCGCGGAACCTGCGTGGTGGTGCCGTCAGGCAATTGGATTGTCTGGTACTCGCCCGACTGCGTATAGGTCGTGCTGCCAGTCGGCCCGACAACGTTCGGATTCGACAATACGGAATTGCCGAGCGCGGTTTGAACGTTCGAAGCGCCTTCAGCCGATGCCGTCCGATACGGATCAGGCGCGGGCGGCGGTTTGGAACCTGTTGCCATTATCTTTGACCCACTTGCAACGCTCCCGCAGGAGCCCATAAATCATGGCGTCCTCGAAACCGTCGAGGCCGCGCTTGGCGACGCCTTCCAACTCAAATCCAAGAGCGCCAAGCGCGCGTCGCGCCCGCTTGTTCTTTTTGCCGGTGATGGCGGTTACGCGCTTGACGCTCAACTGCGTGAACGGATACGCGGCGATGTCCCGGATCGTTGTCGGCGTCGCCCATCCCCGTTCGAATGCGGCGGACAGATGGATGTCAAAGCCGCGATAGTTGTGAAACACCACGCCGCCGACGAACTCGCCGCGCCGAATGACCCCGATCGCCGAATAGGAGGATTCCCATTCCAGCGTTCGCATGTGCGGGATTTTCTGCTTGACCCACTCCGCAACCGCATTGTCGGCGTGGAACACCAGCGAGCCGACGATGACGGGCTTAGAGATAGTTTCCGCGTTCAAAGCCAATGTCGATCCCGTTGTAAACGATTTCCTCGCGCGAGGAGACGCCGAACGCCACCGACGCCGCACGCCCCTCGCCCACTACGCCCTGCCAGCCAAGTGACGGCACCGCACCGCCGGCCCACTGGAACGAATCCCACTGCGCCGCATTCCATTGCGTGCCGCCGGTCGCGGCTTGAACCACGTTGATAGATGGCTCGGATTCGTCGTAGTTGGTCTGGATCGATACCTGCGGATTGTAGCCCGCTGGCCCCAGGAACAACGGCCGCGCCATTTTGAAAATCTTGTTGAACACAGCACCGAACGTGCCATACGCCGACTGCACAGTGCCGGTGATGTAGCTCGATCCGTCCAGGTGCCCCGTGTCGAATTTGTACACCACACCGTCATTGCCGCCGAAATAGATGTTATCACCAAGCATCGACCAGCAGCCGGCATTGATGCCAGTGAACCGACACCATGCGCCGGTATTGATGTTCATAACGTACTGATGCTGCTGCACGCGTTCCGAAATTGGTACATTGATAATCAGCAGGTTTTGCTTCGGATACTCGATGCACTGCCAACCGAACGCCGTCCCGCTGGCCTTGTATTGCTCGCGGAATTGCCCGCTGATCTTGTCGGTAAACGACACTCGCTTGGCCGCGCCTTCCGTCACGCCAAGCACCTGCGACAACGCCAAGAGCCCTTGCGAGGTCAACACGCCAAGGTCAGAGCCCGCATTGATCAGGCAGCGCCGGCCGATCACTTCGGGGATGCTGTAGACGCCGACCAGCGCCCATGTGGTGGCTGATGACGGATCGGTGCCGGAATAGACCAGACACTCCCCGCGCGAGGAAATGAACACCGCAAAATCATCCGGCCCGGCGCCGCCATCGCGCGACCATGACCCCATCGCCATCAGCTTGCCGCCGCGTCGAAACGGTAGCGTGAACTTGTCGGGGATTCCGGCGATCGCGCTTGTCGCCAGATACCATACGTGAAGCTGGTTTTCTTCGATCAGCCAAAGCCGGTTCATGTGGTTGTGAACCGACACGATGTTAGAGATTGTCAATCCCGTCGCGGTAACGCTCGCCGTGCTCCACGTCGTGCCATCATACTTGCGCGGGGCATCGGCCCCGTTCGCAATCATCAAATAGGTGCCCGATGTGTTGGTCATCATGGTCGATTGCCAGCGACCATTGGTCAGGCTCGATACCGCCACCGCCGTAGATGAAGCCGTAGCGGCAGCCGTCACGTCATAGATCGTCGTGGGCGTCGCCGCGAACAGCTTGGAGTTCGCCGGCGTCAATGACGGATACTGGATCAGGCTTTCCACCGCCGTTGCGGTAGCGCCGATCGGCGCATGGCTTGAATAGCCCGACCGCAGATGAACTGAATTGGTATCAGGTATCCAGTTGTCGAGCCGGATAGCGTCCTTTTCATCCATCAGCGGCACGGCGTCGCGACGGTTCCAGCCGCCGACCGGCGGCGGCATGGTCTTGAACGCGATCTGAGCCCGCCGCGCAGCCCGTGCCATCAGGATAGCGACCAGTTGTTGTCCGGGACGTTCTCAAGTTCGATGAATTGCGCCCCAGGACGCGGCGCCAGATCAAGCGTGGTGCCGCCCTGATCGGCCGCAATGCGGCTTTGCCGAACCGCCATCGCTTCCGCCATGGCATCGTCGAACGCCATGCCCTTGGATTTGCGATACCGCCAGATGACTTCGAGCTTCATCAGGTCCGGATCAAATAGCGTCGTATCAGTGTCGGCCGCAAATTCCGTCTGTGCGGTGCTGGAAGCCGAGCGCGCCCACTTGTTCGAGATATATTCGTACACCAGCGTTTCGGTCGCGGTCGGCGTCGGCCAGATGGTGATCGACGTGCCCGCCAGGCGGAACCGCTTGCGCGGGCCGGTCTGCGCCACGCCGGACTCATTCAGGTAGCGGTTGATCTGCGGCGTGTCAGGGCCGACCATCATCCAATCATTGGTACGGTCCCAGCCGGTATCAGCAATCATCCGGTCATAGTCGGACGCCAGTGAATAGCTTGACGTGCCGTTAGCCGTGGTGATGGTGCCGAGCGTATGCAGGAAGCTCCATTCATGCGAGCGCATGAGGTCGCGGCCGGCAGAATTGGCGCACGCCAGCAAGGTGCGCGCGTCCGGGGTAACGCTCCCGATATAGGAGGTCTGCCGCGCGATCGACAATTCGTCGCAGGCGCGAGAACAGATTTCGAGGAGCGTCGTGAAGGCCATCAGTCAGCCGCCTTTTGCTTCTTGGGACGGCCGGGCTTGCGGGCCATCAGCATTTCAGTCAGCGCGGCAATTGCCGTCTTGATTTCCGCCACGTCGCCCTTGAGGGCCGCAACCTCGTTGGCGGTCGTGTCATCGGCCGGCGCGCCCTTGAGCTTGGCGCTTGCGTCCTGCACCGCCTTGGTTGCCTTTTCGCGGGCATCGTGCTTGCGATGCGTCAGCAGCAAAGCCGCATTCTTGCGATCGGTCATGACGCCATGGCCGACGCCCTGGCATTGCGCGTCGGACAGCGCGGCGAGTTCTTCGAGGTTGTGAATGTTGCGGCCGACGTAAAACTCCGCGCGATCCTCGCTGATGTTCGGGCATTCCGTCAGCGGCGTTCCCGGCCGGCGCGTGAGCGGCCGACCATCGCAGAACGCATCCCACTCTGGCTTGAAGCGCGCCATGTGCTCGGGCTGCACCCGCTGAATAAAGTTGTCCTTCGTGCCGACAAACGAAATCTCCACGTAGTCGTGCGCGCCCTTGCGGAAGAACTTGGCAACGTGCGGCGTCGCCTTGACTTCCGGCAACGTGAAATCGGCCATGCTCAAGCGGCATTCTCCTTCTCGAATTGCGCAACGTCCTTTTCAGTCATGCTGAAATAGTCGCGCGGTTCCTGATAGGTGGGATTAATGCCTCGCGCCTTGGCGTCGGCGTCGATCGCCGCAAGCTGCGCGTTTTGCATTTTCAGCATTTCCTGGAACAGGCCATCGCCGTACCAGAAAAATTCGCAGCCGGGATATTTGCCGGTGCGCAAATCCTTGAGCATGTAATTCGCATACGAGATCAGCACGGGCGACGTGCTGTACCATCGCTGCGATTTCACGTGTTCGTCGCCGATCTTGCAGCCGGGGTTGACTGAAACGACCTTCTGCACCTTGCCGGAATGCGTGCCGGCGTGCTGTTCGTCGCCGTCAAACGAGCAATCCATGCCGTGGATCACAAACTTGCGGAAGCCGAGAAAATACAACAGCGTTATAGTGCGCAGCCCGACCGAACCGCCGCCCGGTATCATCGCGGCAGTTTCCTCGCTGCGAATGTTGCGTATCTCGAAACTCTCAGGCCCGTTGTACAGGTGCCACAGCGTTACGTCCTGACCCTTGAGCTGGTCGATCACGTCGGGATGGCAGCATGACGCCATATAGTAGCGGGTATTGCGCGATAGCTTGCGCATCATCTTGCCCTTGTGGGGGCGCGGGTCGCACTCCACGTGGATGTCTGGCGTGATCCGATGCTTGCGCAGGAAGTCATGCGCGCCGGACACTGAAACCAGAGTGGCACCTAATTTCTTGCGCTGCTGCTCGATGCCCTTGTATGTGCTCTTGAGCGATGGGCCATAGCAGGCGATCAGCGCAATTCCCGGATGGGGACGAACCGGATAGTCCGGTATCCGCTTCGGGGTCTTGAGCACGTTGACCTTGGTATGGTCGTTGCGCTCATCCTTCATGACCCCAAAGGACTTGATTTCCCCAATGATCGAAATGGGCTGGGCTATCCCGACAAGTTCAAACCCAGGACTTTCCTTGTACTCGATAACCCGAAAATACGGAGACAGCCTATCCAGCCACCACGAAGCGCTTTCGACGATCAGGTGAGCATTGCGGCCGTCCGCCATCGTTTTTTCGGACGATCGCAGGGCGATGTTGAAAAACAACCGTTTTTTTGTTTTGCTGCGAATATGCAACAAAACATTATCGATGCAATCTGGCTCGATGTGTTCCAGAACGTCTGTGCATACCACAAGATCGGCCGGGGATGGTTCTGAATCCTTGCCGGGGATGGCCGGGTCATACTCGCGAACGCAATCGCCAATTGCCGCTTTCAAACGCCCCTGACCACATCCATAATCTAAAATATCTTCGCAATGGTCCATTTCCTTGGCGCACAGAACGGCATTCACCCAGCGCCCCGACGAAAAGCCATAGTCTTGTGTGGCGTGGAGTTGCTGTTGTAACGCGCGGTACTCCGGCGAAATCAGCATTCAGTGCGCCCACTGTTCCAGATGCACGAACCATTCATCGGCGAACGGCACATTGCGGAAGTTATCGAACCACGGCCCGCCGTCCGTCCAATGCACGATCTTGGGATAGTCAACGCCGGTCGTATGGCCGACCAGATAATTCCATTCCGGCGGCAACTCGCCGATTTCGTCATCCTCCAGCCAGCAGAAGCGGTGCAGGTCGCGACCCGGCATGGCGTTGACCATTTCCGCATTCAACGCCTTGTTGGCGTCATGGTCGCAGTTGAACGCCATCACGCTTGACCAGTTCTTGCGCGGGTATGAGGTTTGAACCTGCCCGTCCATCTTGACGTTGAACGATGGGCGGTGATCGTGCTTGACGCACATCACAGCCTTGCTGTCATCGAGCAGCGCTTTCAACTCGTAGAGATTGGACCGAACCATCATGTCGCAATCCATGAACAGCGCCCAGCCGCCTGGGCACCATTGCAACGTCTGCCGGCGAACAATCTCAGGCACAAGGAACCGTGAGATCGCAAATTCGGTGCTCATGTGCGCGCCGGATATGTCATCCCACAGCTTGCCGAGCCGGCGCGACGTGGGCCGCGTATAAAGGCCCCTGTTCTGCAAGTCCGACAGCACCAAGCCATAGATGCACAGATGCAGATCGAACTTGCGGATGCTCTCGCGCGCCACCGCGTATGCTGCGGCCTCTCTCGGATCGAAGCCGATAAAGACCTTGAACGGCTTGACGGTCATAGGCCCCCAAATAAAGAGGGAGGGGCATTGCTGCCCCTCCCCAAGTTTGCACGGGAGAACTTGTGCGATTACGCGTCCACGATGGTCTTGCGGACCACCGGATTCTGCATGATGACCGCGGCGTTGGACGCCGTGGTGCCAGACGCAGTGCCGACCAGCGTCAGACCGAAGATGGTCGCCGCCGAGCCGGAAGCCGTCGCGTCCGCGAGCGCACCCGCCGTGTCGGTGGTGTAGAGCGTGACGCCCACACCTTCCGCCGCGAGGGTGTTGACCCGCAGAGCGTGACCGTTGATCGCCACCCAGCCGTAATTGCCGGACGTAATGGCGTTCTGCGCTACACCGATGGTGTTGCCCGCTCGGGCCAGCGCATGGGTCACGGGCGCCGCAGTGCCAGACGCCTGGACCGCAACGCAATCGTACTGGGCGATGGCCGAACCGGCGACAACGCGCAGCCATTCGCTGGCGTTGTTGCCCTTGACCACCTGGCCGACCGGATGGTTGGAGTCGGCCGTGGCAACGTCCTCGCTCAGTTTCACTGAGAGAGTGCTGCCGGTCGCGTAGTGAGTGTTGACCATGTGTGTCAGCCCTCCTTAGGCCAGGATCACAGCTTGGAGGCTGCGGTTCGAGATGGTCATGTTGCCGGCCCACACCACCGGCATCACCATGGCGTCCTGGTTGACGCTCGACTTCTCGCCGAGCGGCACGAACTCCCGGCCCTTCGCAGGACGCAGGAACAGGTAGTCCGTATTCAGGAAGTACATATGATTGGCCGGGCACTGGTCATCATAAATGACCGGCACGTTGCCCTGATAGACAAGGTTGGTGAAGCCGACGCCTGCACCCTTGTCATCGGTGAAACGCTGGTTCGGCGTCAACGATTCCAGGTAGTACAGGTAATAGGTGGCATCGGACGTGATGATGTCCACCTTGTCGGAGCCGCGCACGGTGTTGATCCATGCGAGGTTCATCGCGTGCTGGATCGAATCCGTCGAAGCCGTCTCGGACTGGTCCGAGAAGTCATAGACGTAGTTCTTCCACCACGTGTAGGTGTTGCCGGAAATGCCGCCGACGCTGTTGGTCGGCACGTCCGCCACGAGCAACTGCAAGCCGCCGAGTTCCTTGCCGCTGGAGCCAGTGCCCGCTGCATAGAGCGCGGTGGCCAGGGTGTTGGTCATCGACTTTTCGAGGTTGCGAATGCGCGACTTGAGGAGGTTGTGAACCGCCTCCTTGCCCGAGTTCTGGATTTCCTCCAGGCCCGTGATGGTCACGTTGCCGGCCAACTGCTTATAGTTGAACTCGGCAGCGGTGAACGTCTCGGACGGAGAAATGTCCAGGGTCTCGGCGCCAGAGTACCACATCACCGTCGAGTTCTCGGCGTATTCGAGTTCCTGGACGATGCTGCGGCCGGTGGCGACGCGCTTGTTGCCCTTCTTGTTGATCTGCTTCAACAGGGCGTTGTGGTTGGTGACATTGTCAGCGAGTTGGCCGGAATAACCCTGCAAGCTCGTGGTGACAATCTCGGTAAAGGATGAGTTAGGCGATGCCATGACTCATGCGCTCCGATATTGAGCGCCATCCGTCCGGCCCGTCGATCAGTGCCCTACGCCATACGAGAGTTGATCTGGTCCCACAGGAGAGAATCCAAGTCGGCTGCTTTTGTCGCGCCATTCGGCTGTGAGCCGGTGGACTTGACGGGCGCGGCCTTCTTGGCCTTCTCAAGAGCTTCCTGGCGCTGGCGCTCGACCTGTGCGGTACGGGCTTTCAGCTCCTCGGCGATGGCCTGTTGAATGGGCTCGATCGCCTTTTGGTAGGCTTCGTCCAGCGTCAATGCAGGTTCTTCGCGGAGTATCTGGCCCATGACGCCTCTGACCCGCTCAAAGTGGGGGTGCTTGGGCCGTCCGGCATCGTCCTTCGCGGAGGCGAATGCATCGATTTGCTGGCGTGTCTGCCGCTCTTGTTCCTGCTGGATCAACTGTTCGTATTGCGATAGCCGCTGCTCGATCGAGCCATAGGCTTGGCGCAATTGCTGATAGTGAGGGTCCGGCGCTGCCGGGAGTTCCCCACGGTTGAGAGCCGCAAGATCAATCCCGTAGGATTGGGCGATCTGTTGGAGGGCCTGAGCCTTCTGATACGGGTCGCCCGTGCGGAGTTGGTATTCAGCGCCGAGAAGGCTGCCGATAAGCTGGTCAGGGGATTGACCAACAGTCGGCGCGATCTGGCGCAAATACCCCTCATAGGGCTTGACCGCATTCAGGATTGGCTCGGCATGTCTCCGAAGTTCTGCCGCTTCCTGGGTCTTGCGCGTATAGTCGGCCTCCATCCCCTTGTACCGCTCGATGACAGATTCCTGCACATCGCGCGGCCATGCGGCGAATTTGGCCTTTTCGTCCGCTGTCCAACGTGCCGGCGGCTCAAGGGGCTGCACAGCGGGTGCAGGCTCGATCGCTGGTGATGGCGCGGGCGTGGTCGCAGCGTCGGCATGTCCCGGATCGGGGGCCTCGGCTGCGGGAGTTTCGGTCTTGGCCTTCGGGACGAACTTGCCATCTGCGCCATGCAGACGGCCGGTCGCGTCGGCCTTGGTGTCGGGTTTGTCATCCGTCGCCGCGGCGTCGCCATTCTCGGGCGCTGCCTTGGCAGGCGGATCATCGGGCGGCGTGTTCGCCTCGATGGCGTTGAATAGAATGGAATCAAGGTCCGTCGCGGCAGGCTCATTGCTGAGGCCGCTGGCTTGCGTATCCGTCATAAATCCTCGCTGTTATCGCCCGCGTGCTTTTTCGCGGGCGCGATGCTCGCCCCACCATGCGGGGCGCTGTGATCCAGTCCAATCAGTGCCGACCTGGCGGACGCCGTTGGCCTGTTCGTAGGCGCGAAGATCGGCGCGCGATGTGATCGCAACGCCGTCCTGCGTCTGGAATGGTTCAATGTCCGAAATGATGTGCGCCGAACGGCCAGCCGTCATCGGCGGCGCCAGGTGTTTTTCAACCAGCACCCCGTCGCGCAGTACAAACGTGGTCATTGTGACAGCAGCAGAAGCGCGACCGCTTCCTCCTCGTCGTCATAGTCATCGGCCGCGAGCGGTGGCATTGCCAATGGCTGCAATGGCGCGCCATAGAGCGATGCACGCGCCGCATCGGCCAGTTGCCGGTCGGTCAGCAGCCGGGCGAGTTCTCTATCAGCCTGTTGCCGCGCTAGTATCTTGGCGCGTTCCCGCTCCTCGCGAATACGAGCGGCGATTTCCTCGGCAAGGCGCTGGGCTTCTTCGTGAGCCTGTTGGCGCTTGCGTTCTGCGTCGCGCTTGGCCTTGAGGTCGGCATAGCGCGGGTTTGGTTCGTCGGCGTACCAGCCCCAGCCGCGGATACCTCCCGCTGCGGTGCTGGGTGTCTCTGCGCGCGGCCCGATCTGGAAAGCGTTGAACTGAAACGCGCTGCGCTGGAAAGCGGTGATAGTGGACATTATAATGCCCCCATGCGCACGATCACCATGCTCACCGCCGCCGTTCTATTGCTCATTGCCGCCGCGGCCGTCTCAGCAATCATGCATAAGAGGTGTAGCCCAGGCGATCCAGGCATCAGGCTAGGACACGCGCTCCTGGCAGGATGCCCTTAGCTACCTTTGCAGCCTTCGCCGCACGATAGCCGCTCAATAGCGCCGGATCATGCACGGTCGACACCGCGCGCTCCAGCAGGAGCAGCCGATCTTCTGAAACCGCAGCCGCGCCCAATGTCGGGCGGCGCGTGATATCGTCATTGATGTTCGATACCACCGCATTGACGGTGTAGCCGTCGTCAGGATCGAGCGCGCAACGATGCCAGCGCCTTGTGCCGGGCACCTCCTGCCCGCCGATAACCAACATCAAGCCAAATCGAATACCGATCAGTCCCGTTTTCGGGTCCACCGTCACAGCGTTAACACAAGTCCACTTCCCGGAATGATTGGCCGGCGGCACGTGCGGATCATCCGGCAGCAGGCTCCGCACTTCCGCCAGCAAGTCTTGGTGGTCTGGCTTGAGTGGTTCGGCGTCCTGGAAATAGGAAAGTTCGTCGTTGGTTTCCTCAATCCCGCGTGGGGTCGAGTACCCGCTGACGATGCGACCTTGCGCGCTACCTACTAGATGCTCCTCGGATTGTACCTCGTATGCCAAATCAATCTTTAGATCGGTGTTGTTCTTTTCTAGATTGAGACCGAACTCAGCCAGTTTGCTGGTTTTCGTCATACCATAAACCCGCCGGTGCCGCGCTCGTTGCGGTTGGTGCCCGTGGTGTAGTTGGCAGGAGACATGGTGCCGACCGCAACGTTATCGCCGCTTTCGTAAAACACACCTTTTGTTGACGTGGGCTCCCCAAGATTTAGCCCGATGGAAGTATAGTTTGCCGACAGATTGATGCTGTTCCAGTAGCCCATATAAGAAAAGCCAAACACCCCTGGGGCGAACGGCAAGCCCGTCAGTTGGCTGGACCCGGCCGATGTCGTGAAGGTGTATGTCGAAGTCACGATGTACCAAGAGATATACACATACTTCCCGATCTTGACGTACTCACCGCCACGTGCAGAATAGACAACCGACAGGTTTCCCGTCGTGCTGAAATCAAATCCTGGGGTCCAGGTTCCCTCCTCGTAATCGTCGAGCGTGTTCGCGTCTGCCGATGCCGACTGCGAGGCAGGGAAAGCGAGTTGCCCACCACTAACGTTGGTTGTTCCCGACAGTGTGGCGCCCGATAGCGTCGGCGACGTGCCGAACACCAGAGCCCCCGATCCGGTCTCATCCGTAATCGCGCTGGCAAGGTTCGCGCTCGACGGCGTTCCAAGCCATGTGGCAACGCCACTCCCCAGCGACGTGATACCAGTCCCGCCATTGCTGACCGGCAGCGTCCCCGTGACGCCGTTGGTTAGGTCAACCTGTGACCACGCCGGATTGTTGCTGGTGCCGGTGTTCGATAGATAGCGCGTTGCCGTGGTGCTCTTGGCGAGCTTCGCCAAGCTGTTGGCGCCGTCCGCGTAAAGGATATCCCCCTGCGTTGTGGTGCTCAGCCCCGTGCCGCCGCGCGTGACCGCAAGCTGGCCCGTCCAGCCCGCCGTGATCGAGGTGGCCTTGAGCAGCGCCCCCGTTGGCGTACCGCCAAGCGTGAGCGTGACGTTGGTATCGTCCGCCTTGGTGAGGTCGCCCGTACCAGTGATCGACGTAGCCGCTGGCGTGACGGTCACGTTCGATACCGCTGTGATCAGGCCCTTAGCGTTGGCCGTAACCTGCGCAACCTGCGTGGCGCTTCCGAACGTCCCGACGTTGCCGTTGACCGTCGCCAGCGTGGTAGCGACCGATCCCGCCGACGACGTGATATCGCCCGTAAGCGCCGGCATCTGTGCAGCGTCAAGCGTGCCCGTCAGGGTATGCGCTTCGTTCCACTCATTCGGGCCGATGATGCCCGCTTCTCCTTCGTCCGCTACGGGCGATTGCGTTGTATGAGTGATCGAGACTGCCATGGGCTATAGTGGTTCCGTATGGCTCACGCGGCCTTGCTCATCCCTCACCACGCGCATTCCACGTGGCTGCGGCGGCTGAACCATGGCGGCGATTTTCTCAAGCAGGCTGTCCACGTCAGGGCCTTCCTGCTCGGTCTCGCCCTCGCCGTCCTCGCCAGTCGGCCTTGGCTTGGCCGCCGCTGTCACCAGCGTCTTGACCATATCCATTTGTGCCTTTTGCATCGCCAATTGGTGCTGCTCGCGGGCCTGGGTCAGGTCGAGGTTGTGTTTCTCCTGCGCCATCACAAGATCGGCTTGCGTCTTGGCCTGCGCCATCTGCGCGTCCTGCTCAGCCTTGGCACGCTCAAGTTCGGCTTTCTTCTCAGCCTCGACGATCTTCGGGTCAGGCGGGGGCGGCTGCTGTGCCTTCTGCATCAGCGCCTCTTTGGTCTGCTCGATCACGTCCTCAAGCGCACGGCCGCGCTTGAACTGCCGGACACCAACCTCAAGCATTTCGAACAGCAACGGCACCAACTCAGGCGCCGCCTGCGCCGCCGGCACGCCATCGCGGAGGAATTGACTGACGGCGCCCAAGACTTCCGTGGTCTGTTGCTTGACGGCCGCCTCGTCCTCGAACACCGTCGAATCGGTCTCGATATCGATGCGGTAGGCCCGCAACTTGTCCGAGCGCAGGATTTGCATCACTTCCGGCGTGACCTGGATTGCGGTCATTTCCTGCAAGACTTGCGGCTCGAAATGCTCGGCCATGATTTCGGCCTTGAGCTTGTAAATATCCCTGATCCACTTCTGCACCGCGCGCTGCCGGCGCTTGAGCCGCGAGGATCCGAATTGCGCCTTGAGCTGCTGGGCGCCCAGCGTCTCGTTCGGGTCCGATGACCCGCGCATGATGTCGGCAATGCCGGTCAACTCATAGATGGACTGCACCAGCATGTCGCGCTGGATATAGAGTTCCTTGAGCACCACGGCGATCGTGCTCAGGTCCTCAGTCTGGAACGCCGCTTGCAACCCACCCTTGGTGGACAACGCCGCCCAATTCTCGACCGGAATAAACTGGTTATCGCCCGCCGTCGCGAGGCGCTTTAGCTCCTTCACCGCCTGATCATAGACGCCTCGGCGCTTGAGGGCGCGTGTCAGCCGCGAAATACGCCCCACGATTTCGTCGAGGTCATCCGCCTGGTCGCGATACTCGAAATACTCAGGACGCGGCACCAGCGTCTCGGTATCCATGACGGACACCAGCGGCTCAGGCGTCGGGAAGAAATCTTCGAGCCCATACGGATCATCATCGATCCGCAGCGCCTTGTCATAACCCTTGACGATCCAGACCCGCTTGCGGCGGCTCTTGTCCCATATTTCCCATACCTCAGCCCGCTTGAGGTCATCGGGGACCGGGCGCTTGTCATCCGCGTTCGGCGACCAGTTGAGCGGGATGGCGGCCGGGTTGGTAAACTTGTTATCGCGCAGATCATCGCGCGTCATGATGTGGCGGAAGGCGATCCACCATACATCATCAAACGTGCGAGCCGGCGACTGGCGATAGTCACCCCAATAAACGTAGCGCTCGCGGCAGACTTGATCCGCGACAAACTCCTCCATCACCGGCTTGCCATCCGCGCCCATGGCCGGCATAGCCGTCACAGGGTCGATGGCAGGACGTTCCTTAATGACGGGCTCGTACTCGACGCGCACGATGCCACGGCCGGGCAGCAGGTAGTCGTGCAGCGCCGGCTCAATGCAGCGATCCACGTCATAGGCTTCGGCCGCATAGACCAGCGCACGCTCGATGACTTCGGCAGCCTCGCGGGCTGCCGGGTCTTTGTCAGCAAACCGCCTGCGTACATCCGGCTTGGCGGCCTTGCCGTACAAAGAGGATTTCAGGGTCTCGGTGTTGGAATAGAGGATGTTGAACCAACGGCTGTCCGTGTTCTTGGCGCGCTTGCGCTCGGCCCGATAGCGATCGACAACGGACTTCGCGTCCTTTTCCCAGTCCTGCTGATCCTTGTCGGCAAGGCCAAGCTGGACCTGCCAGAAGGTGGCAGTGTCCTTTGGGTTGTTGTCGGTCCGCTCGACCTGCGGCTCGTTGGCGCTGTCAGCCATCGTCGCGGTCTAGATCGTCGAGCATATCGTTAAGGGTGCGGGGTTTCAGCATTTCGGCGATCGGGTCCTTTGGTGCTTCGTCGGCTGTCATGATCCGATAGCCGATGGCGGTTGACTTGAAGCCGTCCGCCGAATGGCTGGCCCAATCATGGCGGGGGCGATCCTTGAACGCCTTAGTCTTTTCGTCGAATTCCGCGCGATACTGGCGCAGCGCCTCGATACCGTCCGCACACTTGTCGCGGTCAAACCACGCCTTTGGGATAACCAGCCGCGCGGCGTTGATGCCGTCCTCGATTTTGGTCTGAGGCAGCACGCGAACAGGCCGATCGCTCTTGGCCAGGTGCTCGACGCGCGAGCGTCCCGATATCAACTCCCGCGCCTTGGCATCGTGCGGGAGAAAGTCATAGCCGTAGTGATAGGGCTTCGACGCCAGAACGGCGATATAATGGTCCAATGGCTGGCTGTGCGCCTCGTAGTGGTCGATATAGTGTACCTCGTTGCCTACCACCTGAAAGAACCAGATGGCCGTCGAGTCACCGATGCCAAGGTCCCATCCGGTATGCACGGGCACGGCCGGGTCATATGGCACATCACCGATGCGGCCTTGTCGGTCAGCCTCGGCAATCTCCTTGCCAAAGTATGCGCCCAAAATGGCGGCCTCGAACGAGCACTCAAACTCCTGTTCGTACTGCTCCGGGGTCATGTCCCCGCGGGCAAGCTCCAATTCCGCCGCCGGTAGCAGCTTGGTTTCAGATGCCCGCAGCATCGCATGAAACCAGCGGTGATCCGCTTGGGCGTGCTCCCAAATATCAAAGAACTCGTTACGGCCCTTGGGGGTGCCGATGAACGTGGCCCAGCCCTGGCGATCGGCGAGCATCGGGCGGATAACCTCGCCCCATACCGATGGCCGCATGTCGGCGTATTCGTCGAGCACCACGCCGTCGAGATAGGCGCCGCGGAGCCGGTCGGGATTGTCGGCGCCATGGATGCGGATGCGGGAGCCGTTCAACAGCTCAATCCACAATTCGGACTCGTTCTTGTCCGCCGTGATCGGAAGGGCAAACCGCTTGAGATATTCCCATGCCACTTCTTTGGCCTGGGCCAGGAAGGGTGCGACATAGGCAAACCGCCCATGCGGTCGAGACAGGCAGACAGCCCGCTTAATCACATCGTTGATACAGGCGACGGTCTTGCCGGCCCGGCGGTGCGCCACCATGACAGCCCATCTTTGGGTGCGGTCATGATAGGGCAGGAATACGCGACGGGGGGCGTACTCGATTATTCGGCGCTCGGCAGCCATCCGATTTCGAGCTTGCCGGATACGTTGGTGTTGTTTTTCGATTCCGTCAGATCAGGCAGCGTCTTGCGCATCGCAATCTCGATGGCCCTCAATTGCGTCTGGCTCAAATCGATTTTGCCAAGCCCATGATCTATAAGGCGGTTCACCAGCATACTGGTGCGGATTTTATCGCGGACTTCTTCTACCCATCCTTCATGGGTGGTGCCGCGTCGTTTACGCGCTGCCATAGCCTACCTACGCTTCCCCTGCCCCCGGTTGCCGCGCTCGCGCTTGAGCTTCCATCGTTTCTTGCCGCGCTTGGGTATTGGTCGGGCCTTGATCCCGATTGCGCGGGGATTCGACATGTTCGGGTTGCTCTCTCAGTCCGTCACAGCAATGGGCTATGCCGGTGCCGTTGCAATCGGAGCAGGGGCCGCGCATCCACTCTGGCCATAGGCCAGAGACCATCCCCGCGCCCTGGCAGGTTTCACAGCGCATTGCCGCTCCGATGTTTCACGCGAATGAGTGCGGGGCCGACCCGCTCGGGAGAGTCAGGGAGGGGTGTGTCAGGTCGGCCCCGTTCCGGCGTTTACAACCGGAATGCAAAACGCCCGGAATTATAACCTTGACAAAGCAGACCCCATGGCTTAGATTTCGCCCATGGCCGACCTGCTCAAAAACCCGATCTTTCAAGACGAAGCCAAAGCCCGCGAATGGCTCGAAGCTCGCGTGTGGCCGAACGGTGCGGTTTGCCCGCACTGTGGAGTTACCGGCGATGACGTGACCAAGCTCGAAGGCGAGGCGCACCGCGCTGGCGTCTACCAGTGCAAGGAATGCCGCCAGCAATTCACGGTGACGGTGAAAACCGTTTTCGAGCGCTCCAAGATTCCGCTGACCAAGTGGCTGGCTGCGCTGTTCCTGATGACCGCCAGCAAGAAGGGCGTGAGCGCCCATCAGGTCCACCGCATGCTCGGCATCAGCTACAAATCAACGTGGTTCATGATGCACCGCCTCCGCGAGGCAATGCGTACTGGCGGCCTTGAGCCCATGGGCGGTGAAGGCCAAGTGGTCGAGGCCGACGAAACTTACTTCGGCAAGACTGCACAGGCGCAAGTCTCCAAGCAGCGCCAGGGCCGTCCCTACAAGCGCAAGGTGCTAAACAATCGCCCGATCCTCGCCTTGGTCGAGCGAGGCGGCAGCGTGCGCACGTTCCACGTTCCGGTTGCCGATCAGGTCACGGTCGCGACCATCGTGCGCGAGAACATCAAGCGAGAAAGCCGCCTGCACACCGACGAAAGCAAACTCTATAAGCAGGTCGGCAAGGGATACGCAGCACACGAAACCGTCGTGCATACCGCTGGCGAATATGCCCGCGGCGATGTCACTACGAATACCGTCGAAGGCTACTTCTCAGTGTTCAAGCGCGGGATGCGCGGCGTCTACCAGCATTGCGCTGAGAAGCACCTGCATCGCTATCTCGCGGAATTCGATTTCCGCTACAACAACCGCATCGCCCTCGGTGTGAACGATGGGGAACGTGCGGCGCTGCTCGCCAAAGGCATCCAGGGCAAGCGCCTCACGTACCGCCGGCCTCACGCAGCCGAACTATAGTTTCGCCGCCAAGCGATTCTTGCGATGGCGCAAGAAACGCGCCGGCCGCAAACGTAAGGTGCGCCGCGTGCGATACTGGCAATCCCGCCCACCAACATCTTAAAACGTGTGGACACGCGGGCCGGCAGGCCGCGCCGCGACAATCCACCTTGCTATGCTCAGAATCGATTCGCCCCGCCGTTGGGCGGCGGGGCGATCAGGCTGGCTAGGTGGCAGAATGGTTATGCGCCCTGGGCTGGAAATCTGGGAGACGCAGGTTCAATTCCTGTCCTAGCCTCGGGGCGGTCCCGTTCTAGCGGCAACGGGGCCGCCCCAACCATTTGCATGGAATCACAAGCGCGCTGATGCGGCAATTACAAAGTGTAGCGGCATCAACTCCCTGATCCTCCGCGCTTTTTCTTTCGGTTGCCCACAGGGGCGCCTTTACCCTTGCCGCGCCTCTGATTCGTTTCGGTAGACTTCCTGTGCTGTGGCGGGCTTTTCGCTACCACGTCAATGGCGCGCTCAAATCGCTCCCAAGCGTCGGGAGCGATTTCAATATCCTTACTTTGTGGCCGAAGGACTTTGACCATGCCTGGACTCTTTGACCTGTCGCAGCAAGCGCGCTCACATCCGCCGCCACCATCCGAAAAGGACTATTACGCTACCATAGGCGAGTTCATCGTATCCTACGCACAAGCCGAGTGTTTAGTGAACCAGCTTGGCAGGAAACTTTCTGGCCTCAAAGAGGATAAGGCCCGGATACTTTTTGCCGGAATGCGGTTCGGCGACATGAAATCAAGAATCCTAGCTATGCTTCGGATCAGCAAACGCACACAAAAAACAAAAAAAGAGATTGAGGTATGCCTCCAGCATCTCGATGTGATTGGTCTTGAGCGGGATAAGATGTGCCATCGTTCATTTGCCTACGAGGCGTGGAGCGTCCGCATAACCAATCAGTTGACCGCCAAATCAATGCTCGAATATGAGCAAGACCTATTTTCTCTCGGTGACCTGCTTGCGATGCAATTAGACTGCTTGAAAATCACCATTCGCATCAGCCATGTGATCAACCCGGCTCTGCGCCGAGAGGCCAATAAGCGCTTTTTGCATCAGATACACGGGCCATGGACATATACACCCGCTCGGCAACGAACTCATAAGAAAGGGAACCGCTCTCCAAAAACGATTGCAAAGCTTCTGCTCCAGCAGCCACCATATCTTCCGTAACCTCGGGCGCGCCAGCACCCTCTGACTGTTGGCCTTCGGATGCGGGTTTACAACTAGGCATACTATCCGCTTTGTCAAGGTTATAATGCCGAAAACGCCCAAGCGGGTTTCCCCGTCCGGGCGCAAATCGGCAACATGGTGATTCGTGTATCATGACCCGTCGCCTTCGTCAAGCCCTAGCGGGCGTTCGTGTAGCCGAACACCTTGGCTAGTGTTTCCAGGGCCTCCCGGAAGCGGCCGCCGAAATAGATCAATTCCCGCTCCGTCGTCAGCCCGCGAGCTGCCGCCGCCAGCAACAGCGTCATTCCCGCCCCCAGAACATCGCGCACAATGGCCTCCCCTTCCTGGCCCAGGGCCCGGCCGGCGCGGGCGAGGTCGTGCGCTGCCCGCCGCATGGCGTCAGTCAGGGGCTCGGGATAGCCCGGCCCTCCGTCCACAGCTTCTTTTGCCGGGTCGATGGCAGAGGCCCCGCCAACCTCGACCCGCTCGTGACAGCGCTGCCAATGGCGCGCGGCGGCAAACTGCGCTTGATCCACCTGCCCCCGCGCGTGCATGGCGGCGATAGGATCATTTCTCAGGCTCCGCAGAACGACGATTTTTTCGCCCGTCTCGATACCGTGCGGATCGTCCACCACGATCGGCGCGGTGATCGAGCCTCGCGGGAGGTCCTGCGCCAGGCGTTCGTGTATGCGGTCGATCGCCTGGCGGTGATGTTGTGATACGCGACGCAGTTTCCGACGTGCTGCCATGATTAGCCCCCTGCCGCTGCAATGGTTTCTGTTTTTGCCGGCGCCGGGCCTGCCCGTGGCTGCGGCTTTGACGGTGGCGGCTGTGCCCCCGCGATTTTGAACCAATGGCCGCCGTGTTGATCGGGTTGCGGTTCCCATCCGACCGCTAATCGGTGGTCATCGACGTAGGCTTGCCAGTCAGCGGTGCCCTGGCGGATGTAAACTGTGCCACGGCTTTCGACACGGCACCGTGCTTCGGTCCTGACGGTCTCCCCTCCCCCACTTTCCTAAAATTCAAAATCTGTTTTTCTTCGCCGTCAGGCGCGGAGGTCCTAGGTACTAGGTCCAAGGTACTAGGTACTAGCGGCGGTTCGCCGCCACTCGCGGCGGTCCGCGGCGGTTCGCGGCGAACATCTTTTCCCGGATGTTCCGGAATGTGGGATTTCCCAGCATTGTCAATGCGCTGATGCCTGGACCATGTAGGGATATCGAGATACCTGGTCCCATCAACCTCATATCGGCGCACAAACCCCTTGCTTTCGAGTTCTGCCAGCCACCCCCCGATGAGTTGTGGCGCGTCGTCATCGTAGGGATATAGTTGCCCAGCTAGCAGGCGGTCAGCAGCTCGCGCCCGGCCCGCATCGTCGGCGATCGTCCAAAGCTGGATGAACAGCAGGCGGGCGTCGCGGCTGAGCGTCCCGACGGTTTCTGATTGCGGAAACTCTGGCTTGATCGTGCGGATGCGCGCCATGATCTACCCGTGCTGCCCTTGCGTTTCAGATGACGCAGACGCAACACAAACACGAACGCCCTTGAGGTCCATATCGGTGGACCATTCAGCGGATACGGCCCGCACATATCGCTTGTCGTCGCCCTCGATCACGCCGGCCGTGACCAGCGCATCCAAAACGGGCTTAACGCGGTTATCGGCGTCGCCGCGGCCCTTGGGCGTGATGTAGATTGATACCCGAACGGGACCATCGATCTTGCCAACGCCCTTGAGCATCCATGCCGCTTCCTCGCGCCAAGCCTGATAGGCTGGCGAGCGATACACACGGCCGCGGCCGGACTGCCAAAGGTGATTGGCGCTCGGGGGCGCTGGTAGATCGACAACGATCATCGCCGCTCCATCGCGCTATATCCCGGCAGAGGATCGCCACAGATGGCAGCGGTGAGAGATCGGGGGGCGAGCGATAGACGGCGATCGCGTTCGGCAAACACTTCCGGCGGCACCTTCATATTCTTTCCCTCGTTATAGATGCCGAGAGCATGCAGGCTTTGCGTGATGCCCTTGATGTCCCAATTCTGGATTCGGCGCAGCACTCGCAACCGATCCATGCCCATTAAATGCGCAATTTCGGCAGCCTTGTACCCCAGCTGATGCAGCGCGATAATCCGTTCAGATTCCGCCTGAGTCATTGCCATTGGTGTACCCCCATGATGGTTGCTTGCAGTGCGTCGAGAAGATCGGAAAATTCTGGATTACTGAGGCGCCGATGCTCGATTTTGTTGAACGCATGCAGAACCGTCGTGTGATCGCGGTTGCCGAATTTGCGACCAATGACCGGCAAACTGCTCGGGGTCATGCTGCGCGCCAGCCACATGGCGACCTGTCGAGGCTCAACAATTTCTTTTGTGCGCCGCGCGGAAACCAAATCGACCAACGCGATTTGATAATGGTGCGAGACAACACGCTTGATCAGATCGACGGATGGATATGGCGTTTCCTTGCGCAACATCGCTGGCGTGACCGGCAGTGGTGGGATAAACGGCCCTGGATCAGGCGGCGCGACGGGTGCGGGCGCATCGATTGCAACGGGTGCAGGCAGCGCCAGCGCCTTGATTTCGACTTTCGCTGGCTGACGGATCGTCGGCGGAACGCGCGGGAATATGCGCGCACGCACGCGCTTGTAGTGCTTGATCAGTTCAGCCGATGACGAAAATTCCGCAAATGCCATTCGCTACCCCCCTTGTTACGATGACGCCCACGCCGGGGACGGAAGCGATTGCTTCTTGCCGGTCTCGTCCACAATGCGTCGCGAAAACACGTTCTTGATGCGCGTATAGGCGGGGCTGCGGTCGCGGTCGCGCAAAATCCGCCCTTGCAGCCAAGCGACGTAATCGCCATCGGCTGACAATGACATCAGGCACTTTTTGAAGGTCGGGATATCGAGGATGGCATACCGCTTATTCCCGTAGCGGTCGCGATCGATCACCAGCCTATTCCATAGCCACATGCACAGGCTGAGATTGAGATTGCCCCAGAGCCGATAATATTCAGGGTCGCGCCCCCATGCTGAATGGGCCGTGGACAGGAACGCGATTAAATTTTGCGTTCCTGTCGGGTCGAGGTTGGCCGCTAATGCGGTTGTAGTGATGCCTCCATTCGGGCTCGGTGTCTCGCTGGTCGCCGCATTCCAGCAACGCAACACCGCAGACATGCCGACAATCGGGCTCGTAGTGCCCCGGCGAATGTAATCGTATCCGACGAAGCTGCACGCCTTGCGGATAGCCTTGAGCGATGCCGTAGAGTTTTCCAGTCCGCGCAAAATGTCATCTGGCCGCATCTTTACCAGCGACGAATTGAGCTGGACGAACTCCTGCGCCATGTCCCCCAAAGCATCGAAGATGCAAACGCGAACATCCGCTATTGCTTCTTCTAGGCCGGACAGCTTGAACGCCTCGACGCGGTGCTGGCCGTCCACAATGTAGAGTGTGCCCGCCTCCGATCGAATCGCGCCTAGCGTCAACACGCCTTCAATGGATTCCGTGCGCCGGATTTGTTCGGCGACCGCTTCCACCTTTGAATTGATACGGATTGGCCGCTGGAAACTCGGAATGCGCCATCCGTTAACCATCGCTTGTGTGACGATCAACGTATCCATTTTGGACTGCGCTGCCTTTGGCGGCAGCTTGGCGCCCTTAATTGATACTACGGCTCCCATGCTAGTTGC